ATTTTTACTTGAATTAATTTTCAACCTTTTTTTTACCTATGTTATACTTTGTCTCTAGTGTCCAATCACTTTTTTCTTTATAACTTATAACTTTTATCTGATTCAATGGAGCTATATCCAATTTCTCTTCTTCAACAGTTGTTATAAGACCCCAGTCAGATAGCAATTGGATGATACGATTACGACGTTGAACATCATTCTGTGTCAGGTTGGCACGTTTACCATCAAGAGCAAACAACTCTTTGAAGTGTACAATAAAATACTTACCTTGCTTGT